GCCAACACGACAAACCTCGGAACTTCAACGACGACTCTAGCTATGTCTTTATCAAGCGGGCTCAGTTCATCTTACGGAGTTGGGTAATGTATTTAGTCACGCAAATTACGAGTGACCCGACGCAAATTCAAACTTTGATTTTGCCCGACGGCTCGTCGATGACAATGACAATGACCTATGCGGCTCAACAGTATTGTTGGTTCATCACGTCTCTAGTTTGGAATAACTTCACGTTGCAAGGTCTTCAAATAACGACAAACCCGAACATGCTCGTGCAGTGGTCAAATAGTTTAACGTTTGGACTTGCGTGCTACACCGCCGGCAATCGTGAACCTACGCAACTGCAAGATTTCGAGAGCGGAGCCGCGCAGCTTTTCATTTTAGATGAGGCCGAAGTTGCCGAGTACATTCAAATTTTGCAAGGCAATACTGCGTGATAAAATATAACCGGGCCTACACTCTTATTGTCGGTACTGCAAACGGCGGCTCGGTTACGGTTCCACTACCGTTTACATGCACGTTTGATATTACGAGAAACGATTTGTCTTCGGCAAACGTTGCACAAATCAAAGTCTATAACCTCTCACCACAAAACCGAAATCAAATTCGATTCAACATCATGGACACCGGCGACTATCGTCCCGTGATTTTACAAGCGGGGTACGGTTCAAACATCTCGACGATTTTTAAAGGCAGCATTACGCAAGCATGGTCAGATAGATCACCGGGCGACACAAATTTTATCACAACAATTGAGAGTTTCGATTCGGGCTACGCTTTTCAAAACGGCATTATAAATATGACCTTCCCGGCGGGTACGGCAATCTCTACAGTGATTGCGACACTCGCAAACTCTTTGCCGTATACGAATGTAGGTATCATTGGCTCATACCCCGGAACACTTCAAAGAGCGTTTGCTGCAAACGGCAATGCGATTGATATACTTCGCGACCTCACCGGCGGCGGCGTCTTTATCGACAATAGCACCGTGAACATTCTCGGTAACACCGAATGTTTAAATGGCATCTTAGGCACTATTGACGATTCAGTCGGGCTTCTCGGTACGCCGATTAGAGAGCAATCGACCTTGAATTTTGATATGATTTTCGAACCGCGTTTGCAAATCGGCCAATATGTCACACTCAACTCTTCGACAGGCCAAAACTATAACGGTAACTACAAAATAATTGGTGTGAAACACCGAGGTATGATTTCAGGGGCGGTATGCGGTGACGCGATTACATCGGTTAGATTCTTTTACCCACCGGGCGGCCCGGCGGTTGTGGCGAGTCAGCAGTGAGCACTAACTCAGTCCCTCCATTAAATCTTGCGGCAAGTGAAGTCTCTCTCACTGATCTTTTGAATTTATTCAAAAAAGAAATCATGCTTGACCTTAACTGTCACCATGTCGGCACGATTCAGAGCTTCAACTCTTCAGCGCAGACGGCAGTTGTCACAATCAACTACACTAAGACGTTTTATAAATTAAATTCTACAACGGGTCTTTACGCGCCCGTGCAATATAACTACCCGCCGATTCAAGACGTACCCGTAGTTTGTATGAAGGGCGGTTCCGCAAGTCTGACCTTCCCGATTGCTGCCGGCGACGAGTGCATCCTACTTTGTAATGATCGCTCTATAGATACTTGGCACGCGCAGGGCAACGTAGCCCCTCCGCCAATTTCTCGCTACCATTCTTTATCAGACGCTTTCGCTTTGGTGGGCGTAAGCTCGGTCCCGAATTTAATTACAGCTTACGATGCCGTTCGCGCCGTTATTATGAACAACGCGGGCACTTTGAAAGTCGGGATCAACCCCGAAACAAATTTACTCTCATTCATTAATAACGGCGTGACTCTCGGCACTCTTCTAAACACTCTTGCGACCTCAGTTTGCATACCGGGGGCACCGATTGCGCCAACAGTAGCTACTCAACTTATAACTTTTATGGAGTAAAGACAGTTGACCTTTTCTAGTCTAGCGAATGCATTTTATCAAACTGTTGAAAGTGTGTTCGACATTACGTTCGCCGACCAACGCTTTTATCAAGCGGCTCAAACACTCATGCCTTGCGGTACTGTTCTTTCATATATGGGGTCGAGTACGCCAAATGGATTTCTTCTCTGTAACGGGCAACTCGTAAGTCGCACCAATTACGCGAATCTTTTTGCTCTCGTAGGTACGACTTACGGCACGGGCGACGGTTCGACAACTTTTGCAGTGCCAAACTTACAGGGCTGTTTTTTACGAGGTAACGGGTCACAGACAATAGGTGGGGTCGTATATTCTTCAGGTTCACTAGGCATAAATCAATTGGACTCAATGCAAGGGCATTTGCATACGTCATTAGGGACTGCTGTAGGTGCATCAAGTACGCCCACACTTTCACCGGCGTCGGGGGTCTCAAATGGAGCCTACAGCACGACCGACCCTATAGCTGATTCGTCAAACGGAACGCCGAGAACAGCAGCGGAGACTAGGCCAGTAAACTACTCAACTAATTTTATAATCGCAACATGAGGGGATTCATCGAATGACGCGCGGTCTTGACTCAAATAATGATTGGATTTTCGGCATCGGTGCCAACGCCTATCTTACTGCCAACGCTGAAGTAGCTATAAACATTCAGACGCGGGTTTTGTCCTTTTTGAACGATTGTTTTTTCGACACCGGGGCGGGCCTTAATTGGTGGGCGCTACTTGGTTCGAAAAATCAAGCGGCGTTACAGCTTTCTATCGGTACGGTAATTTTAAATACGAATAACGTCACGGGTAATTTGCAACTAAGTGTTATCTACAATTCTCAGACTCGTGGTCTTTCGATTGTTTATAAAGTGCAGACGACCTACTCGCAGTTATCAAATCAGTTTCAATATAATTTCGGCGCGACGAGCGCGCCGGCAGCGTAGGGGGATTAAGTGCCAAATTCAATAGGCCCAACAGGTATTACGGTCGCTCCGCAAACGGAGCTTGTCGTTAATTTCACTACGTCTTATCAGACTATCTATAGCTCGTCGATAAACCTCGCATCGAATACGCCTGACGGCCAAATGATGATGATTTTTATCCAAGCAATTATCGACGTGCAAAACAATTTGCTTCAAATCTACAACATGTTTGACCCCGACAATGCAGTAGGCGTAATCCTCGATCAGCGCGTTGCGATCAACGGTATCCAACGTCAAGCCGGTACTTACACACTCACAAACGTTACTCTCACCATTTCTCAGTCGGTTAACCTCTATGGGCTAGATCAAGTTGCGACGACAGGTAACCCGGTCTTTACTGTTGCTGATAATGCCGGCAATCAATGGCAGCTCCAATACACACAACTAGGTGTTTCAGGTACGGTCACCTTCGCCTTTCAAGCGGCTAATCCCGGCTCAGTTCAGTCGACGCCGAACACTATCACAGTACCCGTCACGATCATTCTTGGTGTGACGACGATTAATAATCCTACGATTTATTCAACTCTCGGTATCAACGCCGAGACCGATGCGGCTCTTCGTTTACGTCGTTGGCAATCTGTTGCACTCGCGAGCCAAGGCTACTACGCGGGTTTACTTGCATCTCTGCAAAATATTTCAGGCGTCACGTCAGCCTCCATTTACGAAAATCTTACGAATGCAACAAATGCGTTAGGTGTTCCGGGGCATTCGATTTGGGTTATCGTTGGCGGTACAGGCTCCGCAGCTTCTATCGCAAATGCGATCTACACCAAAAGAAACTCGGGTTGTGGTATGTTTGGTGCAACGTCTTACACAATCACGCAAGTTGACGGTAGTTCTTTCGTTGTCTACTGGGATATCATTACCGCGCAAAATCTTTATATCTCTTTTACGGCGACATCGGTCAACGGAACCACACCGCCAAACATCGCGGCCATTCGCACGATTCTACCTACAGCTTTCGCGCCCGGCGTAAATGCTGAGGTCAACATAAACGCGCTCGCGACTTCGGTTCAAACCGTAGACCCGAATACTTTGGTGACAAGTGCCGGCTTTAGCACGGGACAAACGCAAACTATGTCTTTATCGGGCATT